GATATCGTCTGATAGCCGACCTGGCTCTTGCACGCCACCTGTAATTCTCGCTCATAGGATATCACCCCTCACGACCATCTTCCGGGCGAGATCTTCGGGTATCTTCATTTCGAGTGCCTTGTGGAACATCTTCCGCCTGGTTTTGATATCCTTCGACTCGTAACAGTTGACGCACTTCTTCTGGTCGCAGTTAAGGCACAGCCTGGCACGAGCTCGTTCGAGAGCAAGCACCAATTCGTTAGGCGGCTTCCCCGGTGACAGCCGTCCCGGTCGCTCCGCTTTGATCGTGTAGATCTTCAGCATATCCGCCACGCTCCCGAGCAATAGTCGCCCATCTTTGTCGATATATGATGCAGTTTGCATTTGCCGGTATTGTCCCACCAGCGGCAATCGCCGCAGAAGGTAACGCCCTCTTCGTAGCGCCTGTTCCATACCTCGACGGCCTTGTCGGCTTTCCGCTCGTCACGGCCTGACGCTCCGCAACCGAGACAGACCACAAAACGGTTCCCGCAATCGTTCTGCCAGATGTCCAGCTCTTCTGATCCGCAGAACGGGCAGCGCTTTAATTCAGCCATTATCGGCCTCCTTTAATAACTTGTGTATCGGCGGTATTTTTTGATTGATTTGTGCCCCGCAATGCGGGCAGAAGTTTGACGGCGTTAAATGCACATAGCCGCACACCGAACACTTATACAGGTCTTCAGGAGTATTTATCCATCTGCCCGGAGTGCCGACAGTCGTTTCTATCAACGGACAGCTCGGCTCTTTCCAGCCGTCGATAACACAAGGTTTAGCGGATAGCTTTTCGGTTATTAAGCAAATGCCGGTATAGTTATCTCTAACCCTGATTTTTTCAAACGCCCAGCACTCCTCACACGAATCAGGCGGCAGCTCCCATCTGATCAGAGTATTCATGAGCCGCACCTCTTATTTATCATGCAGATAAGGTCGACTACGCCGCCCATGAAAAGGCAGAACTCATCCCATGACGCTTCGGTATCCCGAAGGTATTCCCGGATTGTATCGAGAGCAGCCCTCTCCGCGATCATCTTTGTTGCCTCGGTGCGCTTGATGGTTACGGTCTGTGTTTCCAGCGCAGGCTCATCTTTCTTTTTGCGTCCTTTCGGCGGCGCCTTGTCATAAGTATCATTCGGCAGCTTGCGATACTTATAACTCATCGGCACGTCACATCCTCCGGCGAGAAGGATATCGACTATAGCCTGTTCGCTGACGAGGTTCTGATCAGCCAGGATGGTTATCTGCGCCCGGTGGTTCTTCGCCTGTTTGTATTCCTGGATTATGTCACCTTTAGTCATTACCATGTTTTATCCACTCCTTATACATTTCAATCCACGCCGTGAGCGGCATGGTTACGCGCCAGGGCTCACGGCTTCTTCTGTAAAACACACACGGATACCCGCCGAAGCGCTGGGCGTCCTGTTCCGCCTGGGCCATCCACAGACCTATTTCGATTCGTTCATGTCTTTTGACTTCCGCATGGATGCCTGCTATTCCTTTTAGATCCGGTTCCTTGCCATAGTTCAGAGCGGAACCCGGTTCAGCTGGTATGCCGGCTTCATTCAGGATCCTGGACAGCTCCAGCTCAGCCGCCCGTCCTTTTTTCTGCGATGATTTACCCATTGGCGTTGCTCTGATCTTTAGCTTTGATTGCGTGCTGCCGTTTGGCCAGCATTCCCCATAACGCGATTGTGTTCGCCTTTTCTTCTTCAAGACATTTAATAAGATCATCGATAGCGTCAACATATTTCAATGTAACGCTTGTTAATTCTGAGAACATGGTATCAATATCAGCCATTGTTAAACCCCTTTCCTAACACTTATTGTTAGTAGTTTTTATTTTTTTTATTTATTTTGATTGAAAAAATAAGTATTAGAGTATTAGAACCTAAAGAAATCCTTGAAATTTCAAGGGCCCTGCGCCTAGCACTTTGGGTGCTAGAAAGTGCTAGAATTTCACAAATTGCTTCAGATTTTTGCTGTCATGCCACTTCTGAACCAGCGCATACCCTCCGCGAGTTCTCATTTCGTGGACAAAAGTATCGCGTTTCATTATATGTTGGATGCCGTTTTCTTTACACCAAAGGACAAATTCATGATAAACAGAATCTCTGAAACTGCCGTCAATGTCTTCGCTCCGTTCTTCAATAAAGCCAAGCACAGGATTGTTTTCGGTCTCATACTCATTAGTGATTTTTTTAACCGCGTCCGGAACGATAAAGTGCCCGACCTTGATCACAGACTTTAAACCATAGTCGATAGCCAGCCGCATGAGATACGTCATGTCAGCTTCTGTCCATTCCCGATCTTTTAAATCGACATCACCGTCTTTTGTAAAGTCGTGTTTGAGCGGAATGACCATCAGCCTGGAAAAAAACGCACGAGATTTGTCAGAGACCGGCGGAAGAGTGTTTGCGGCAAAGAAAAACTTGGCGTAGGACCGGTAAGCGATCGGATCCATATGTTTTTGCTCTCCAATGACGACTTCGCCAGTGACCAGTTTTTTATATACTGACGAATCATCTATTAACTTGCCCGGAATATCGTCGCCGATGTTCGCAGCCTTGCCGTAGATCATTGCGCCACGGAACCGGTCACAAGTATCTTGTAGTGACAGATATGACACATTCTCTTCACCAGCGAACTGTGTTATCATATTTAATAACGTCGATTTGCCATTGTTGCCTGATGGGCCATAGAGCATGAAGCTCGCCCTGTATCTGTTCTGGCGGAAGAGGATGCTGCCAATAGCCTGGAGCAGTAGCATATACACTTCAGCATCAGGCTTACCATCGCCGCAGTCCGTGATCGTCATCAACAGATTGTCAATGGCTTCCGTAGCCGGTGCTTTCGGGTCATAGTCCCATGGAAAACGATTTAGAAATACGAGCTCGGGAGAATAGTCCAGAAAACAATCGTTTGCTATATCGTACACTTTAGACTTAAGCGGAATAAGTTCTGGCCGGGTGACCTTGCGATTTGGGGTGTTTGGCGAGTTTCTTAAATAAGCCTTAACTTCTTTCCGCTGAGTCTCCTTAATTTCCGGCACTTCAGCAATCATGGTCTGATCAATCAGCTTTGGAGTATATATACCATTTGAATAAACGTGTAATCCTTCATTAATTAGGCAGATATTATAATGTTCAATTAAATAATCGCCAAATTCGTTGTGAAGGAATTTCGAGCCATTTGCATAAAACGAGTTTCTATGCATCCGCTCGTCGCTTGTCATCTTCCCACCACCTTCGCCATGCAGAATCATCGAAAAAGTCAAGCGCGTACTCTATCATCGCCATCTGCTTAACAGACCAGGCTTCGGCGTCATTCAGCTCCTGACCGGACATGAGAGCCTGATGACCGACAAGATAGACAATTCGGAGCTCACTTTGTTTCTTTTCTTTCCATTCTTTAAACAGCCGTTCCGCCTTCATCTGGGCGGCTTTTTTACGCATTGCCTCGCGATCTTCCCGCGTCTGTTCACTATCTATTGGAAGTCGCAGCCCAAAATCCTGATCGAGTTTTCTTAAAGCATCGATAGGTTTCAACCCGAAATACATAGCGACGTAATCGATAGAATCGCCATGTGCTCCGCAGCCAAAACAGCGGAAAGATCCGCGATGGAAAGACAGGCTGGGCTTATCGTCCGCATGGAACGGACAACAAGCCGTATTGTTATGTTTGATATCCAGCCCGTAGAAGCGGGCGGCCTCGAGGGCCGGCACCGCTTCACGGCAGCGGCTGAACAGATCAGAACGGTAGATCTGACTCATCCAGCAGCTCCTCCATCACGGGCTCGACATCCGGGCCGTCTTCGCCGTGGCCTATGCCGGCCAGACGGTCCTTGTACGTTTCACTCTTCTTGATGGTGTCCTGGATCCACTGCGGCAGCGTTTCCATTTTCTCGAGCGGATCATTGTCCAGGTCGAACAGGATAGGCGCCATAGTGCCCTTCGGTTTCTTGGTCCCCTTCGGCGGCTGCATAACGCCCGCGACGAATGTCTTGCCGGTGCTTTCCCTGCGGGCCACATTGAGAAGGCAGGGAACGCCGAGGATAGACGCTAGGTTAAAACCTTTGAGCTCTCCGGCTGTGAAATCCTTACCGCGCCATGCAGCAAGGGTCTTACGGAGATTAGCTTTCTCATTGAGGGACATCGTGTAAGTCGCGGACATGACGCGGCTCTTCTCTTCGCCGTCGATCATGATCTTCTCGTCCGGGATCTCCCACATGATTATGACTTTTGGGGAGCTGCTGCCGAACTGCTCAGAATACTGCCAGCCGATGTCGATAAGGCCGTAGCAGATAGCGGTATACGTTCCAGGTTCGAGCGGCTTAGATCCGCCGCCGTTAGATTTAATGATAAGTGACATTTATTTATCCTCCTTATTAGGTTTAAGTAGTTCTTTCAAATCCGGGTGCTTTCTGCAAAGCTCCTGGATAAAGTCGACCGCCGCCCAGAGCGACCGCCTGACATCGGCGTCGCTGTCCTCGTCGGGTGTCGGCAGCTGGAGATCCAGCGGGCACCACAGGCCCTGGAAGCGGTCGTCAACGATATATTCGCCCGTTCTTCGGCACTGCTTTCGGGCGTATGTTTCCAAGAACGGACAGGTAGAGCACCGGGCGATGCCTTCGGGGAAGTAGATCTCCACCTTCGCCGTCAGGTAGCTCTTGACTCCCGTTCCCGCGTGTGATACATTTGCCATAGTTAGATACTCCTTTTTTGGGTCGCCGTGTTGCCGCACGACGGCCTAAAATTTTATCCATTTGTCATAGTCCTCCGAGAAGTAGAATCGTACGAAATTTCCGAAGGCTTCCGTCCAGTCGTCCAGCCTGTTGTCCATGAAGAACGATATGACGCTGCCGACCTGGCCCTCTTTCAGCAGATGCACGATGTAGTCGACGGCCGTGGAACCTTTGTAAGCGTATACGTCGCACTCCGGGCAGATGACGTCGAGGTCGTATATATGGTCGGTGTTGTATATCGGCTTACCGCACCAGGCACACTCACCGATTGGACCGGAAATATCAGGCTCCGTGTAGCGTTCAACTAGACTCATTAAGCACAGCCTCCCTGTAAAACTGTTTAACGGTTGCCAGGATTTTCTTTTTCTTGTCGGCCGGTATGTCAGTAAACTCCGGACCGTCGACTCCGCATATAAAGCAGTCGCCCACAAACATGGGCAGCGCCGGGTTCGGCGGAAGATTGGCCAGCAGCCCCTCCTCGTTGCAGACGATCACGACCTCGCTGTCAGCTGTCGGCACGACCTCCAGATAACCGCCGACGGTGCGCTGCATGGTCTCCAGCTTGTCGCTGATATTGGTCACATAGGGCACCCGGTCAGCCGGGCACATTATCACCTGGATCATCTTTTCCTCCTCGCTCTGCTGCGCCTGATCGCCGGTATCAGCGTCTCGAAGATGAACGCCCCGATAGTCATCGCCAGAATGAACGGCCCGACGTAAATCGCGCATATCGCTATTGCTTCAAACATTGTTTTCTCCTTTCCGTATCATTTGTGATAACATCACGCTTTGGCTTCCCAGATGCGCTTTGCTATCATTTCCGTTTGCCAGCGCTTCCGTCCGTTGATGTCGAACGCCGGCACGTCGTTTTTCTTCAGCCAGTTGTAAACGCCCTTGTAGCTTTTTAGGCCGAGGATCCGCGCAACATTGGCGGCGCTGCACAGCTCCCCGTATGTCTCCGTCAGTCGTTTCACGAAGGCTGATTTGGTCGGCGGCTGGAAATAGTTAATGCTCGGCATCGTACACCTCCTCCGGCAGCTCCAGAATGTCACAGATGACCTTCTTCATCTTGTCGGCTTTACGGTCGCCGATGAAGATCTTACGAAGGTAGGCCCTGTCCGCATACATCCCGGTGTTCAGCGTGATCTGTGTGCAAAGCCAGTTGATGGACTTGTCGCGGTCAATCAGAGCTTTCTTCACAGTCTTGCCGAACTCTGTATTTGGTGTCATTCCTTCTTTACCTCCTATATCTAGTGATTGACGAGTAACCCTTTGTGTACTATAATGTAAGCACCACCGAACATTATTGCACTCTCATTGGGTTCCCGCTATCGTCATAATATACTCCATTTGAGTGCAATTCAAGAGCAAAATACTCACCAAGAGTACATTTGTTGCAATGCACAATTTTTGGAGGTCAAATATGGCGAATTTATACGAGAACATAAAAACGTTCTGTACTCAAAAAGGCACGAACCCATCAAGATTGTGTACAGACATTGGGATATCAAGAGCGACATTATCTGATTTGAAGGCTGGAAGGAAAAAGCGCCTGTCGACCGACACGCTGACCAAGATTGCCACTCATCTCGGTGTCACCGTGGGCGATCTCCTGGGCGAGGAGACAAAAAAAGAGCCCGTCTCGGTGGGAGACGAGCTCATAGAGATCCTCGAGGCCTGTAAGGAACGAACGGATCTGAGAGTATTATTCCAGATGTCGAAGGATGCGACGCATGAGGACATCCTCAAGGCGATCGCAATTATTAAGGCTTTAAAGAATGATTGACTACTTCGTAAGGTTTATACCGCTGCCATGGGCCGTCAGGGGATTCGTAACGCCCAACGACGACGACACATACTCTATTTACATCAATTCGCTGCTGCCGGAGGAGATCCAGCGGGCGGCGCTGGAGCATGAGCTCCGCCATATCCAGAACGGAGATCTGTATTCGGCCAAATCGGCGGCCGAGCTCGAAGGATACGCTTCATAACAGCAAAGACCGCCCGGTTGCCCACCCGGACGGTCCCGCTGCCTATCATGATTAAAGAGGAAAACAAAAAAGGAGAAATAGATGGGAGGTCATAACCATCTTCCTATACCCATTTTACCGCCATATTTGAGCGTAACAAGGGCGAAACGGTATTTTCTCCTATAATTGCACGAAAAATGCAATACAATGCACTAAAAATCAGTTACAGATTAGTGAACATTAAGCGACATCATAGCGACATTTGTTCCCTAACGGAATGACGAAAATACTAAAATGAAAATACCGAAAATAACACAATTGCCGTCCGGATCCTACTTTTGCCGGCTCCGTCTGGACGGGAAGTCGATACCCATAACCGAGCCGACGTACGACAAATGCCAGGCTAAAGCCATAGCCATAAAGCAGGGCCTCATACAAGGCCGTACAGGCGCTTCTGTGACGCTCCGCCAGGCGATAGACGATTACATATCCTCACGGTATAACGTGCTCTCTCCGTCCACTATACGCGGTTACAGGACCATCCAGCGCTCACGGATGACGACGGTCATGGATAAGCCGATAGGGAACGTCCGCAGCTGGCAGCGGGCCGTGGATGACGAGGCGAGGATCTACGCGCCGAAAACAGTTGTCAACACATGGGGACTCGTCCGCACCGTGCTGGCGGAGTACGATATCGCCCCGAAGGTCAGATTGCCGCAGAGGATCCCCGCGGAGCCGAAATATCTCACACCGGATCAGATACCGAAATTCGTGGAGAATATATCAAAAACGAAGTACGTTCTGCCGGCCCTGCTGGCGCTCAATTCGCTCCGCCTGTCAGAGATAAAAGCGCTCACCTGGGACGACGTCGGAGACGACTTTATAACGGTCTCCGGAGCGGTCGTTCCCGACGAACACAACAAGCAGACGTTTAAACGGCAGAATAAGACCGTAGGCTCGTCCAGGCGGGTTCCTATTCTTATTCCCGAGTTACGACGGGCCTTAAAAGAAAAACGCGATACAGAGCCTCTGATGCCTTGTGACGAGGCATTGCTGCGGAAGCAGATTAACAAGGTCTGCAAGGCCATCGGCGCTGCCGAAGTGAGTGTCCACGGCCTCCGCCATAGCTTCGCCAGCCTGGCCTATCATCTGAGCATACCGAGCCGCATTACGATGGAGATCGGCGGCTGGTCGAACGAGCAGACGGTCATGAGGATCTATACGCACATCGCCCAGAGCGACATCGACAGATACACCGCCGGGTTCAGGGAATTTTTCGAGCGGTGATTTTTCATTGGCATTTCATTGGCGAAAGTATATTAAATATATCAAATATATTAAATGGTCCCGAGGGTCACAGATAGCAAAAAAGCCCTGAAAACTCAAGGTTTTCAAGGCTTTCAGCGTGGCGGAGAAGGAGGGATTCGAACCCTCGAAGACCGCTATATACCGCTTGATACACAAGGCTTTTTCTGATTCATTGGCATTTTATTGACGATTTCCGCACATTTTCCGGGTATTATTAACATCATTTTAGCACATTTTCGGGGCGGAGAGCAAAAGCAACGATAAAAACAGCGCAATATTATCGTTAATAAAAAAACCCCCGGGCAGCCGAAGCCACCCGGGGAATGATAAGGAGGAACGCAGCCCTCTCAAGCTGCCGCTATTTACCGACCTCAAAGGCCGTTATGGACCGCATGAACTCCTGGTATTCTTCTGATACCTTCTGAGCCGATTCGCGGGCCTGTTCCACGTTGCCGTTATTATGACCGCCTGTCAGGGCATTTGCCGTGACGGTCGAGAGCTGGAGCGTCGCATCCATCATCCGTAGGGAAAGAAGAGATTCTTTCTGCCGGAGCTGGGCGCGGCGTTCACTCTTTTTCTGGTTCTTATTAGCTATTGCCCCGATGATCGCACACAGCACCGTGCATACACCGGCGATTATCGCACAGATGATATTTACCACTCCAGCTCACCTCTTACACGTTGACGACCTTGGCCATGGCGCACATGGCGTCGATCATGAGGGATATCTTTTCCCTGGAATCGTCCGTCAGGTCATAGTTGGCAGCAGCTGCGGCCGCTTCCAGCTGACCCATGACGAACGCTTTCTTCTGTTCTCCGGAGCTGAAGCTCTGCTCGGCCTCGGCCATGAACTGCATGACCATGCCGAGGAGGGTCGCCCAGTTCTTTTCCTTTACCGCTTCGCGGACGTTCTCGACGAGCTGGGCCGCAAGCGGGATGCAGATGACGAGGCCGCTCAGTATAGCGACAAGTAATTCAATCCATTTCATATAGAATCAAACTCCTCCGGTGATTTAGGTGTATGCTTCTGGGATACCACGTCAGAGCCGAAGATCTGACGGAGGGCGATGATCAGGAGCTCGCCGCCCCAGAAGCCGAAGAGAACGGTGAGCACGTTTGCCGGAAGGACGGTGTCGAGCCGCCTGTATTCGTAGATAACGGCTGCCGTCATGAGAGCGCCCATGACGACACAGACGACGATTATCACATTGGCAAACTTCGTCAGCTTACTTTTTGTCATAGACCGCTCTCTTGCACATGATGGCCGCCTCCAGGCGGGTGCCGTAGACCATCGGGCGGGTTGCGTCGGTTATGCCCTTGTCCTTGGCCTCCTGGAGCTCCTCCTCGGCCCAGCCGGGAGCCTCCAGCTTGACGCGGTATTCGTATACGCACTCGTCGAGCTGTTTGCCCAGCGCCTTCCGTTCCTCCGGAGAGGCGTCTTTTATTGCTTCGATTAGTTTCGCGACATCCATGTCCTCGTCCTCCTCTCCGTAGTCGGGCCTGCCGTAGCCCATGATGCGCCAGTAGTCTTTGGCGTACTTCTTGCGGAATACGCCACCGCCGTTCGGGTTGAACTCGTCGCCGGACGTGTTGCCCTCGATCGTATGGACGTATGTATCGTCCACGCGGACGACCAGGCCCGTGTGACAGGCGTCGCCGTCTCCGTCGCGGAAGAATATCTGGTCTCCCGCTTTCGGATCCGTATGCCAGAGCCCTGCTTCCTTGTACGATTCCACCGCCCAGCCGCACGAAGCGTCGTATATGCCGTGGTTCTTCATCTGGCCCGCTTCGTTGAGCCCGTAGGCTTTGATAAAGCACCAGTCGACGAACACGGCGCACCATGCGAAGCCGTTCTTCGGCCCGTTGTACCAGTCCTCACGGTCGATTTCGTAGGCGTACTTGGTGTAGTTGTCGTAGCCCGCGCCGTCTAGTTTGAACCAAATGACCGCCGGGTTTCTGACATACGCGTCGCGACTTTTTTCAAGATATCCGACCTCGCCTATAGCGACGTCTATCACTTTTTGCGGGTTCATTCGCTATACACTATCCAATAACGATAAGTAACACCAGGGGCGAAACCGTAGTCAGCGGCTTGATTGACATAACAGCGAATCGTGCTTTTATCCTTAATCGCCAGGCAGCCTGATATACTGTTTACTGGGTTACTCTGTATATATATCAGGTTTTCAAGGGTACCGCCTTTTGAATAATTGCCAGAGTATTTATATCCTGTATGACAAGTTGCCTTGTCATTTGCCCCGCCATTATATGCTGGAGTGGTAGAAAACACCGATTTTGTAAACGCATAAAAACCTATTTTCTGTGTCATGGCGAGCCAATCTGCGTTTGCTGCCAAACCGCCGTCGACGCAGATTATTCCGGCAATCGGATAACCGTTTCCTGTGTATCCTGTATCAACATCCTGAACATAGTTGTTTTCGCCAGCCGTAGTTGTAAAAGTGCCTGTTTTGATGTTGGAAGCACCGCCACCACCGCCCGCTACATTAACAGTAACAGGCGAATACGCCACGCCCTCTTCGGAATACTCGCCGTTTTCGGTAACTGTCAGAGGCTCGACACTCGCACCGCCACCGCCGTCCTGTTTGCCGATGAGATAGCCGATTATGAAATCTTTAATGTTCATGGCGTACCTCCCTGTCCGCCTCCGCCGCCTGATCCGGCGAATTCAAGCCAATTCTCTGATTCTGCGTCATAAAAAAATACTTTACCTGTGTCCATCTCGATGAACGACCAGCCGTTGCCGACCGACACGCCCGTCGGTTTAGTATCGCCGGAAAGACCGACCATCTCGACCGAGCGAGGAACCATCGGCGAAGCATCCGTGTTCACGAGCTTGCCTGAATCGATTATGCTTATCATTGATTAAACCTCCTCGTAAATTTCCCACCCGTATACGTTTGGCGGGTAGACATTGTAATCTGACGTGC